TTTAATATTTCACCTATTATTTTTTCCCCACTCTTACCTACCTCTAAGTCGTATCTAAAATCTGAATTATGTTTCATTAGTTTAATTTCTTTCTCCAATCTTGGATATTTACTACATTATCAAGTCCGTCTTTGTCGATATCTTTTTTTTTATTCTCAATCTCAGCAACACTTAACCCAATTTCGTAGACCATGTCAGGGTCATCAAGGGCTATTTGACAAAGCCCCATTGCTACAGTATAACACATAGCTTTTTGTTCGGTATCTTGTTCATAGTTAGAATGTAAACCACAGGCAAATTTATTGTTGCCATAAGGCTTAATGATAATAACAACACTGTCGTTATCTATTGGTACTCGTTTCATCTAAAGCCTCCTTAGCATTATTTAGTTCTACATACCAACTAAACTTAGGGTTTCTAGCTTTAGACTGTTGTTGGGGCAAGTATTGAATGTTATCACCCCAACATTTATATTTATACTCACAGAAAGAACACACAGTACCCAAAACTTTATTACCTGTCGGCTTTTGATAGAACATTTCTTCAACTAGTTCAAAGCATCTTTCAAAAGGTTCTTCCTTCATCAAGGCTTTGATATTCTTATAAACAGTATCCATAGCTTTTTTTCTATACTGTTCATCTTCTTCAGGTGGACTACTTAATAATAATTCTCCAGTAGATTTATTAACAACAATCCAACCACCGAAAGGTTTGGAAGTGGCTTCCGAATACAAGTAACCTTGTGGTAAGTATCCGAAGATATCATCCTCTGAAAACTTATCAAATCCGCCACCTTGCTCACCAAACTTTTTTTCAAAGGCAAACGGTGATGCACTCTTGATATCATAAACCTTATCATCTATGATGATATCGTATGTACCTTTTATATCGAAGTATTCTGTTTCTAACTTCACATCACCCTGTAAACCATTGATGTTTGCCTTAACTGTTTTTAATAACATTACTACAACTGCTTCTAGTATGTCACCAAATAAATTTCTTAACTTGTAATTATAATTGTCTAGGTTCTTTAGTGACTCATCACCAAAGTATTTTTTTTCCATTTGTAATTGGCATAGAGGTCTGCCAATATTAGACATTCTAATTCTAAACGCTTTTTCTCGTGTGTCTGTAAATTGTTTTTCTACGGCCTTACCACAATCCTCTTTAAACTCTTTGAGTATATCCTTGGGTATAGCAACAGGCTCGTTTTGAGCCTGTGCTAAAAATGATTTTACTTCTTCTAAGAAAGTCAAGCTGACATTTCCTGTAAAATAATTTCATCATCTAAATCGTCTGCCGTAGTAGATGATTTATGTTTTCTCTTTAATGCCTCAGCATACTCTTTCTTGACATAATCATTCTCAGTTTTAATATGTTCTTTAAACATGTTAAATACTTTCTTGTCTTCTTCCGAGAACTTAACGTCTTTATTAGAGTCTTTTATCTTGGCAACAAAATAAGTTACACTACCATTGGTATGTTTATCTGTACCAAAAAACTCTAGGACAGTATTAAACATAATCTTATTTCTTTTGGATAGACTTTTTAACTGGTCGCCAATAGGTAGGAAATTAACTCCCCTTACTCTATATAAAGCGGGTTCATTTACAAGAGACGCATCTTCGCCTTTTGAAGTTTTACCTTTGATAGTAACTAAACCAAACACATTTCTAAAACATGTAATCTTATCTTGTTCTATCTTAACAGCGATATCAAGGTTATCTCGCATAGACCTAGGTATACTACCACAAGCCTCTGTACCATTCGTATCAGGCTTTGCATCAGTCCAACTTGTAAACATGACTGACTTATAATTATTTTCTTCGTTCTCTTCATCATATTTTTTATACTGAAATGTATTGAAGAAAGGTCTAAAGGATACCTTTTCAGCATAGATAACTCCATGTTGCTGTGAATCAACCTTAAATAATCCTCGTTTTATAAGGTTACCGTCAGCGTCTTCAGAGTCATAGTTAATAGATAATCTTGATAGTATGGTACTATCTCCACCTGATTCAGTCTCTTGGCCTATCAGAGCCATTAACTTTTCAGGGGATAAATTATCTATATCTGTAGTCAAGTCGTTTGTCATATAATATTCTCCTATTATAGTTTTTATGTATCTGTATTATATCATACTTCTGTGGATAAGTCAAGCCAATTTTTACCTTTTTTTATTTCAAAGTCTAAAGGTACGTTTAACTCACAGTCGTATCGGTGTAACAAGGAATCCTTAACATTAGTAAAACCAGTTTTAATAATACTAAGTACTTCATCTATCTCATCAGGATGAGCATCTAAAACAACAGAGTCATGAACTGTATTGATGATAAGACTTTTTAGATTCCTTTCTCGTAGTAGTTCCCAAACATTAATACATGCAATAGGAACAATATCTGCTGTTGCAAATCCTTGTACAGGATAGTTCTTAATTGTTGTACCGTTAGAATACATATATTTACCTGTGTATCTATCTATACTTCTATAAACATTAGGGAAGTAATATTCTCTACCACTTGGTAATCTAACAATACTTGTCTTATAAGCCTTCTCTTGTAATTGGTCATGCCACTTAGCAATGTCTTTATACTTCTTTAAAAATTTATCATAGTATTCCTTTTCTTTTTTCTTACCCATTGTTCCACCATATAAAGGTTTAAATGTATGGGCCTTTGCATCCTGTCGTGAACAACCAATGATATCTGCAGTGTATTGGTGAACATCAACCCCATTCTTAATATCTTCCATACCTTGTTTATCTTGAGCCAAGAAAACAGCAGTACGAAATTCTAATTGGGCAAAGTCTACCTCAATAATTTGCCCACCATCGAAACGAGATTTAATTATTCGTTTCACAGGAAACTTATCACCCCTCGGCATATTCTGGAAGTTAGGTTTGGAAGACGATAACCTACCAGTTGTAGTAGTATACTGATTGTATGAAGGGTGTAAGATATTATTCTCTCTTGTGTTATCTCTGATACCTGTCAGGAAAGTATTTAGGTATGTTTCAATCGCACTGTATCGAATAATACTATCAACAAAATCTTTTAATGCACCTTCTGATATGGCACTAATTTTAGTTAAGGTTTCTTTGTCAGTTTTAAATCCACCTTGAGACGCATCGCTAACCATTCTTGTTTTATAATTGAATCCTGCACGAGCCTCTGTCTCTACAAATAACATTCCTTGAGCAGAACATTTAGTACATTTATTATCTGACTTATAAAGAGAGCCGTCTTTTTTAATCCTTCTAATAAACCCTAAACCACTACAAATATTACATTGCTCAGCTATAGTTTTATACACTTGGTCAGTATGTTTTAAAACAAGTTGTTCAAAATCTCTCTCTGATATTCTAGGTCTTTTCTTTGGCTTACGACTTCTTTTGTCAATACCAATATTAAATAATGTAGCCCAAGTACTTTTATCTTGAACCTTTCTAGAATAAATAACTTTAGATAGGTCCTCTGTTGATGATAAGTTAATAGGGGTATCACCCATAACTTGTTGAATAATTCTGTTAATCTTATTCTTTAAACTGTAGTACTCTTGGTTTAATTCTTTCTCTACATTTTCTAATTCTGTTAAATCAATATAGTTTCCATTACATTCCATATCAATAAGAACACGTAGAAAATCATTCATTAAATTAAGAGTAGGTTTTAAAGTATTATTACCGGGCTGATTGAACAATCTTACTTGTGTAAGATAGAGTTGTTTAGTAATCATAACATCTTGCTTACCATACTCTTCTAATTTTTCCATAGGGATTTCGTCAATGCCATACCCACTTTCCATGTATGTCGCTAAGATATCAGACTTAACACTTAATCCTCTTCTCTTACAAGATTCTTTTAAAGATATAGATTTGTTCTTAATGCCTCTGTTCATAACATACTCAGCTAACATAGTGTCGTAAAGTTTACCATTATAAGTAAAGCCAAACTCATACATCCATGACATATCAAACTTTAGATTATGTCCTACTACTAAAGTAGAAGCATTTAAGATTTGTTGTATTCTCTGTTTACTGTCTTGTATTTTTTTCATATCCTTCATATCTTTGTGATAGAAGAAATAGTACTCATCATTAATCCCTATGCTAACTAATTTATTTTCAGGATTAAAAGGTGTTGGGTCACCGTCTTTGGTGAAAGTGGTTTCGATATCTAATACTGTAATCAAGTGTCTTCCTTTCTAAAAAATTGATTTATATTGTGATAGTGCAGGTATCAAATGTAGTTGAAATACAGGGTGAGTTCCTGATAGCTTATTCTTGGATATAGATATTGTTCTAGTGTTGCCTTCATTAACATTCTCTTCATCTGTATCATTCTTTCCAATACCAATAATCAAATCAGCTTCCGCCGCCTTGCCTGTCTTAGAATTTTCCATAACATTAAAACTAAGATTAAGTTTACCATGGCCTTCGGCTGATGCCTGTGACATACCTATAACTAAACAGTCATGTCTCTTAGCTAACTCTCTCGCTTGTAAATAAATATCTCTTAGTTTCTCATGAGAAGAATTAAACTTACCCGAAACATTTACTTTGTCAAGTTGGTCAATGACAAGTATATCTACTTTATTATCTTTACAGTAAGTATCTAAATCTTCCATAGTCATCCCCACTTTGTCATGAGTAAAGATTCTAGACTTAATTTTATTCCACTGTTCCTCAGCTAATTTTCTACTTCCATTGTACACCTCTTTTCTTGTGATGTCACTACAAGCATTAATCATTCTCATCTGTGTACGTTTGGCGGGTTCTTCATTGATAAACGAATGACAGTTATGTCCTTGCCATGCAAAGCCATTCTGTTTTGCAACAAGGCTAACCCAAAAGGCAGTCTTCCCTGTTTCAGGTCTAGCGAATACAACCATAAA